TCACTGAGGAAATATCCTTGTATATTTTCTTCGCCATATTCTGCAATACTGATCAAGGCAGCTTCGCCAATGGTATTGTTTTCTATACTGTAGTAGATACTCTCAGGATTTTTAACTGTTTCGTTAATATGAGCACAAATGTCAGCTAGAATTCTAACCTGCTCCGGAATGGTCGTTCGATTATGTCGCCATTCAGCTACTTGTTCGGTAGTGTTAGCTTCAAAAACTTGTATAGCAGCTGCATCGCCACCTGTTCCTAGACTAGGATCTAAAGATACTACATAAGTTCTGCCTTCTTTAGGACGCTGATACCAACGCACCTGTCCGGTCTTATATAAGGGCTCATGTCCTTGCAGATCAATTAACTTAGCAGGAGCAATCAGTGTTTCATCGTTAATAATGAATTCACAGCCCATTTCACGTCGAAAACGATCATCGCCTAACTGTGCTCGTTGTTCTTCGGCCCATTTTTCATCACGGTCTGGGTGCTCGTTCCAATAACTACGGTAGGCTCTAAATCCATTAATGCCTACTTCGGTGGGATTGCCGTAGGCATCTTCACACTTAAGAGCACCTTTCCATAGTAGGGCAAACTGATCTTCGTCTGAGTTTGGAGTTGATGTAATAATTGCCTTACCACCTGTAGCCAGTGTAGGGCTGATACTAGTCCAGAACTCTTTGGCAATACCGGGTCTTACGAATGCAAACTCGTCACAGTATAGTAAGGATATACTCATACCACGTCCTGTGTTTTCTGTTGTTGTAGTTGAAACTATACGCGATCCATTTTCAAAATCCAAGTTGCCTTTGTTGTAACTGGTAACTCCGGCTCTGATATGATCTGGACACAGCTCATAGGCATAACGAATACGTTGCATAATCTCTTGTGAGCCAGTGTATTTGTGTGCAGCAATAAGGATTGTAGAGTCTGGATGAAACATAGCCACCCATAACAAGTATCCAGCGGCACTGGTAGACTTACCCGTTTGTCGAGGCATCATTGATATCGAATATCGATAATTGTGATAGGTATCAATTAATCGCTTTTGATAGTCAAATGGATGATACAGCATCTTACCCTTGGTAGGATGTTGTATGTAAAAGAAGTTGTCCATAAAATACTGTGGACCAGTTACAGGGTCGGCACACTTTACAAACTCTTCTAACTGTTGTTCAGTAAAAGTAGTATTTTTGTAAGGGGTTTTGACTAGTGTTGATTCAGTCTGACTCATAATATGCTCGCTAGCTCAGGCCATAATTGATTAAATTGACCATAAGTTGTTGTATGATATTTACTTTCAATTTCCGTGATGTGTTTGATTAATTCTGGAAGTAAAATTTGAGTTCTATCATTATTATAGTTTGCACGAGCTTGTTGTAAAAATCCACGTTCACTTGGTGTTAAATCAATGCGTTGTAATACTTGTTCTAGTTCTGCTACGGCTTGGTGTTGTATTTCAGAGCCTAACTGTAAGGGATCTAAACATGCTGGGTGATATAAACTTTGCCAATGCATCGATACTTGTTGTTCTTTAGCCCAGTCAATTAGTTCTGTTAGTCTAGTAGCATTGTAAATGTTATATAACGGATGTATTCCTATTCTGTGTCCTTCGCATGCTTTAATTTTTTTAATATTTTTTTCAATTAACGACCAACTTCCACCGTGCCTGACATATTCAAATCTGGCTCCCGTGTTATCAAGGCTTACATTCCATCCTACATTAGTGCGGCTAGTCAGTTGATCAAATATACGATTGTTTGATAAGTCAACTCCAAGATTAGTTATAACATCAATTTGACAGTCCGCAGGAATAACATCTAATAAACGTTCATTTTCTTTTAGTAATAACGGCTCGCCACCGATCAGGGCTACTTTTTTAATCGACCCTTGCCGTTGTTTAATATATTCACATACTTGTTCATAGTATGGGCGTGTTCCTGACTGCACTGACAATTGTTTTAATCCAGCCCATTGACTGCTACTGTGTTCGTTACAATAGTTGCAACTAAAATTACAAGTGGTGTTCCAACGTATATCTATTAACACTGGGGTGTGTTCAGCGTCAGATGCTTGGCCTGCATTAAATTCTGGATTTAATCGATTGTGCCAATCGCGTTCACTGCGTCCGTGACGTTCAGCTTGAATACAGTTATGGCAATACTGTTCGTGCGGCCGCCCTTGGCGTAGTGTTTGTCTAATTTCTTGTAGGACAGGGCCATGCAGAACATCCTCTATAGTTTGGGAGTTTAAATTCCCTAACATATTTGGATCGCCTGCACAGCAAGTTTTAATACTGCCTTGTGGATTAATGTGCAAGCCCCTCCAGGGGGCCGCACACGAGAAATTGCTCATACTGTAATTATGAGCTGTTTGATATTGTCAAACTTTAATCGTCTGACGCATTAGCACCACATTTGGCACGTTTAGCGTTTGTTAGTGCGCCAAAGTTCACAGGCCACTCTTTACCTGGCTGTAGTTCTACGCCACCTGGTGGCAATGCATACTTAACGCCAGCATCGGCCATAATAGTAGCAACAGGAACACGGAACTTGGTTAGGTCATTACCTAAATTAGGATATGGTGCCGTATGTGGAAAGCCCCACCCAGCATATTCTTTAGTTTGGTTGTTGATAACAATCTTATAGAAGCCGTGTGGAACAACAACACCTTTACCAATTGTCTTATCACCTGGGCCATACAAGCCACCAGCAATGACAGTATATGATTGGTTACGTTGAACTGCCCAGCCGCGAACACTAGTCTCTAATAGCTTCCAGATACCACGGTTTAGTGAGCCAGCTTGTGGGCTCATGTTGGTCATTAGGAAACTTTCAAATTCAACCTGTGTATCCCATGATAAGTCACCGTCTGGAGCCATGTGTCCTTTGTCGTAGCCTGTGCCAGCGTAGTCTTGTGGTGTAGCACCATTTTGAATAAACTGGTTAGCGGCAAATGCGTTAGTGCGAGCTACACAACCCAACGCATTAGGTGGAAGCAATTCATACATAACAAATTCTGGTAACTTAGCAGCTGCATCGTAGCCTACTAGATATGCTTGTTGGCACAACGGCTGAACTGGTTTAGCACTCTGTGGAAAACCATAAGGTGCGTGTGCTTGACATTGTGCTACCGGAAATGGTGCTCGCTGTGTCCAAGCAAACGCAGAAGATGTTGCCAGGGCAATTGCAAGCCCAATTAAAAACTTTTTCATTTGAAACTCCTTTTGGGTTATAAGATACTATTATTTATTTTAATATCCGCCGGTTAGTGGACTTCTTTTCCATGTGTTTGTTGCTGTGCAAACATAAATGTAATCGGCATCCCAACAAATTTGTCCTACATTACCTACATCGTTGGATAATTTAGTTTGTTGTGGTGCTCCAAGTATTCCAGTTAATGTAACATTTCCTGCTGGAATACCTGCCGGGGCTGCATCAACCCACTGGCTGCCGTTGATATCAGTATACCAAATATACAAACGGCCGCTAACTTCGTCCCACCACAATGTATTAGAAGTTGGATCTACAGGCGGACTACTACTTTGTGTTACTCCACCGCCGCCACCGCCGCCGGCAATGGCTATACCACCCGGGGTGTTGCCGTCACTATAATAAAATCCATTGGTTACCGGATCCCACCAAATACGATCTTGCTGGCCTACATAACTGGCGGCATTAGCATTATTATCTCGGCTTGTGAATAGGTTTTGAATGAAGCTCATAGTCGAGCCCCTTAATCGTCTAAGAAACTGTCATTGCTAAGTTCTTGAATAGCGGCCACAGGAACACCGGCCATACGTTTGATCTTATCTAACAGATCTTCTTCTTCCGGTGTGGGTGCTTCTGCGTTTTCGTCGCTTGGATCAGCTGGTGGACCGTCGTCATATACGTTGTCTACTCCAACTGCTTTTTTCAATAGCTCTTGTTTTTGTTGTAATGGTGGAAGGAATAAATCTTTAGGTTCTTTATCGTTGCCACTTGCTGTAGTTCCGTTTGGACTGCCCTTGGAATCAACTCCAACTAACTCGGCTGGATTTTGTAAACGTGGGTCAGGAGTTCCGCCCTGAGCATGCTCTGATTCTAAATTGTTTGCGAGTGTGCGAAGTATATCGGCGATTTTCATACTCTTTTTCCTTATCCTATATTTACCTTGGATAGCCTTTAAATCCTGTGACAGGACTACGTTTGTCTACATCGGGCATTTCTTCGCTAGCCATAGTGGCTACCTGTATAGCATCGCTTGGACTCATTCCCATGGATTGCAGTGCGTCTCGAATATATTCGCCAGTCTTTGGATCATAACTTACTACAAATTCATTTTCGCCAAAGATATTGTCCTTCTCAAATGGCGGAACGCCATCTTCAGCACGTTGTTTAGCACCTTTAGCACCAGCAATAGCCACACCAAAACGGTATTGTAAGTATGGATCTTGATTTTTTAATGCAGGTATTTTCCAAGCTCCGGGTAGGGCTAGAGCAATGTCTTGTTGTAGACTACCGGTGCGTCCTGTAGCAACTTCTACAATAAATTCTTTAGCTCTCATCTTGGGTAACCTTTGAATCCTTTAACAGGGCTAGTTTTTTGCACCCAGTCAGCTTCTGTGCTTCGATTGTCTGTTAGTTTGTTTACTCGACCGGCGCCAACTTGTTTGGCTGCTGCATTGACCATTTCAAGCTCTACATCACTGTAGGTAGTCACGATAGGATCTCCGGCAAATGCGCCAGCTGCCTCGGTAGGATAGTCGGGGGCGCCAGCTAGAGCAATACCAAAACGCCATTGCGCCATGGGACTACCGCCCTGTTTGTTATGACTGATATCTGGCATGCTTAATGCGCCTTTGATGGCTGAACGCTGAGATTGGGGTAGTTTGCTAGCCATGGCAGGAACATCAGCTGCACTGCCAAACTTTGCTTCAACAACAAATTCTCTTGCTCTCATTAAATATCTTTCATATTCATTTGACCAAATGGTGGATCACCCTTGGTGTTCTGCCATAAAGCACGGTTACTTAATATTTCAACCCATACATTAGTATCAGGACGATTTAAGTTCCAGAAATCAAATTCTACATGACTACTAACTGGTCGACAATATAATGTTTGCTCGTTAGGAACACACAGTTGTTGACTGGTTGTTCGCATTTTCTTTCGCTCTGTGCTGGTCCGCATTATATTTAGTTGTGGGTCATTTATGTAAACTTGACACATACCGTCAACTAAATCTTCAGGATCTTGAGCCGCTTCTACTACAGCTTTAGCCAACAGTAATCTTGTCTCACTGCTGATTCTACTTAGTGTTTCGCTTTTGTTTGTAGGTTTACGTTGATATCCTGCTGTGGGCAACCAGATTCCGTGATTAGTTCTAGCTACCATTTGATCTTTGGGTATTTTCTTTGCTACAAATTTATAGGGCTTACGACCGTCCCAATCGCTGGCTTCAATTAACACCATTGTATCACGATCAAATACGATCGTGCAACCGCCCATTTTATGATGTATAATTGTTCGTGCTGCATCAATTACATTATCTTGAAGTAATGCTTCAGCAATATAGCGGCCGTCTGGACTAGTTTTAGCGGTGCCTTTGTCTACCTCGGCTTCGTCGTCGTAAACATCAAGGCTAGTGTTTAGTATACTGATACCGTGACTATTGATTCCTTCTTTATAGCCTGTAATTTCGTCGTGCATCATCATACGGCCAATATCATGCTCGTTGGATTCAATAAAACTTAATACAGGGGTATAGTTGCGGTCTCTATTTTTAGCACCAGCCCATCCAATTCCATCAAAGTATTTGGCTACAATTACACACATTAGCGATACCCTTTGAATCCTTTTACAGGACTTGTTCGATGTGTGTCATCTGGTTCGTGACTACCGGTGCTGATGTAGTCCTTGGGTTTCATGCCAAGTTTTTTCATAATAACTTTGAGTTTGTCACGCTCGGGTTCAGTATATCCGCTGAATATAGGAAGATTGCCAAAGAAACTGACTTCGTCAGCGTTGGCGATATCATCTGGATGCATGCCAGCTAGACTTGACACGCGGTAGTGATCGTAGTAACGACCAATATACATGTCGCCGCGGCCTGCTGGCGCGACCATGCCAGGATGTGCTCTCTCAAATTCGTGAGCAGGGGCTGCACGTCCTTTACCTCTGTGGCCTTTAAGCTCACAGATAAATTCTCGTGCTCTCATCTACCGTAGCCTTTGAATGCTTTGATTGGGCTTGATTTATTTGTATCTACAGGTTCTGTAGATTCCAAAGAACTAACTTCAACACCCTTTTCTCCTAAATGTTGAGCTGTAGCATCTAAGATGTCCGCATCAGCCTGTGTATAGGCCAAGGAAGATAACTTTTGTCCTATTGGGCCATCTTTTGATAAGGGTAGGGTGGCGTCAATCTCATCTTTCTTAGGCATTCCGGCTGCCGCTACAAGAAAACGCCACATATGATATGGATTACTGTTATCAATTCCAGGATATTTTTTCATCCCGGTCATAGGACCAAGTTGCCAATCGTGAAACTGACTTTGAGATTCGGTTACGAACTCTCGAGCTCGCATGATTAGTGGCCAGCAGTCGCGGAACTATCAGTTCCAATTTCTCTTACAGTAAATGTAGAACTACATGTAACAGTAAGTTTGTTACCTGCTCCTACATAAACTTGTTGACGTCCATTGGGTTGAACAATAGGAGCATTGTTATACATATTACCAGGATCGCCTAGTGTTAATGTATATTGTCCTTGAGCATTTGTGCTACTAGCATTGGCGCTCATAGTTATACTTTGTCCATTAATAGCACTAACCACTGTAGTTGTATTTGCTACTCCAGGGCCAGTTGCAAAAGTTGCTCCAACAAGTTGTTGACTAGCGTTAGGAGTGATCATTACGTTACTACTAGCAGTAACATCACCAACAATACCAGCTACAGGCATGTTTCCGGTAGCTACTACATAAACATTCCATATAGCAGGAGAACTAGTTGTAACTATTTCTGCCTTGTCGGTATTCCATGTTACGTTGGCTATGTTAGCATTGTATACTAGTGCTTGACTCATTTTAATTAACCTTTATAATTTTTCCAGGTCTTGAACAATGTGCGCTCAAGCTCTACTGATTCTTCCATACTTGTCTGACGACGTAACTGACTAGCAACAACAGGAACAGTTGTTTGTCCGGTTGACTTAGGACCATTTGCTCCGCCGCTATAGGTGCGTAGGTTTGGATCTGCATCTAATGTTTCTGTATTAGTAGGCCAATCTGGCTTGTTTTCTTCTAAAGAGTCACAACCACATGGTGCACGACCACAACTTGGACAACCTTCAAGACCGGCTAATTTCAATAATTGCATTAACTTAGCAGCTTCTTCACCATCGGCTTTGATAACAATACCTTGTCCCATGTCGTCACCGCACTCAGCCATCGTAGATTCAACTGCAATGCTTTCGGTTAGTGCTTGGTTAAACTGTTTGTTGTAACCTTCATAAACACCCTTGCCAAATTGCATACCACCTTTGCTTGACTTGCCACCGGTTGTTGCTGTAGCTACACTGCCGGCTACAGTTGTTTCATCAACTTTTTCTTCTTTGTCTTTTTTGTCATCATATTCGATGTCTTTTTTAACTTTCTTGCCAGCACGTTCTGCCTTGTTATCGTCTTTGCCTTTATGACCTTCGTCATATTCGATATCTTTGGCAACTTTTTTGGCGGCACGTTCTGCTTTGTCATCCTTCTCAGCAGTAGATTCTTCTTCTACATGCTTAGGCAACCCCTTGTGCTTAGTAGCAGCAAAGTCATGTGTGTCGCTAGGTTTCATTGACTTGGCAACTTTCTTTAACTCTTTGCTTGCGCCTTTAATTTTTTCACCTTTTTGCATAGCGTGTGCCATGCCCATAAACTTTTGTTGTGCTTGACTTACAGCTTTTTCAGCTACAGGCTCAATGGTGATACCTTCACGACCTGTTGCTTGTTCAACGTCACGTTCGTGTGTGCTTAGGATATAATCTGTTACACTGGACATCATGCCTTTGATCTGGCCAATTTTTTCTTGAACCCATTCAGGCATGTTTTCGTTACTACGTAATGCGCTTTCGAGTTCTTTAGCATGACGAACAATAGTATGTAATGAATCTTTAGCCATTCCGGCTTCGTCGTTGTATTCTGCATCTTCGCCGTGCTCGATACCTTCGCTACTCATATTGCTCGGACGTGTCATCATAACACTATCGCTGTCTAAATCTTCTTTAGTCTTAGACTTGCGCTCGCCTTTGTGCTTCCAGGCTTTAGATGTTACACGCTCAGGACCTTTGTCCTTACCTTTTGGACGACCGCGACGTTTTGGTTCTGATGATTTTGTTTCTTCGTCGTCGGAATCTTCTTCGTCATCATGCTTACGAGTATAGGTAGTAGCTTTCATTCCGCCTGGTAAAGTGCGTTCTTTTTTATCAAACTTGCCTGTGCCTTTTTCTTTTTCACGACTGGCTAACCAAGCATCCATTTCCTTGAAGCCTTCTTCAAGATCGCTAGTGTCTGTAAACTCTTTACCACCTACTTTAAACTTACCACCTTTAGGTGTTTTTGCCAATGCGGCTGTAAAGGCATTGCCTTCGTTGCACTTACATGGAGCACAATTACAACTTGGGCATGTGCCTTCTTCAATAGTGCTTGTATCTTTAAATGTTTTGTCGCCTAACTTAAACTTACCACCCTTGGGTGTTGACGCTAGCTTGCCTGTAAATGCATTACCTTCGTCGGCCATTTCTTCGCCTTCTTTGGCAACATTCTTAGCAAACTGTGCCATGTGACGTAGTTTAGGATTTTTACTGTGCGTGGCCTTTTCAATTTTAGCCTTGGGGATTTTTTCACCTTGGGCTACATGAAGTGCCTTGTGCAGGTCGCCCTTGTGAGCAGGATTAACAGCCTTCTGAATCCACTTTTCACTTTCGGCTACTTTTGATTCGTGTAGGTCTTGCTTCTGAGCCAGCTGGCTTAATCGTTTGTTTAAGTCATGAAAAAATGTCATTCTATTATCCTCTTGGGTTTGCGCCGGTAGCCGGACGTGGTGGGCGTTTTACTTTAGTCATTGGACTTGATGTGCCCATTGGCAAGTCGTTTGTTGTTTTAGCAGGAGGAGTCTTTCCACCAGCCACTTCAAAGTCACTACGGTATGCATTTTTTAATACAGCATGCTCGTCGTAAGGAGCAGAGTAATCTTTACTCAGTGCCTTTTGTGCAGCATCTGGAGCAGGATAATCTGTATCAGTTAACAAATCTTTATTTTCAGTTTCAATCTTTTCTTTTTCAACTGCCATGCCGTCTTCATGTGGTGTAGTCAACATGATAATGCGGTTTGGGTCAAGGAACAACATTTGAGCAATCTGTTTAATCTGCGGCTCAATTGCTGGGTAGCGGAATTCTACATCTATACTAGTTACACTGTCATTGCTGTGCTTAGGAAAGTCAGCAGGTTTAAGTTGAACTGGTGTAGTCTTTGGCTTACTAAACTTTACAACGTCGAACTGTGCAAGTTTACCTTCTAAAGCCTTGATGAAATCAGGTGCCACATCACCTACAATTTTAATGCGATAATTGTAGGTTCTTTCACTTTCAGTGAGGTATTGTTGAAAATTTTTCATATTTGTATCCCTATATGATATTTATGCTTTATTATTGTTTTGCTGGCTTGTAGATATCAAGCGTTCCAACAAATCATTACGACTTAACACCTGGCCGTGTGCTGTTTCTATTGCCTGCTCGGGTGCATTCCGGGCTTGGTCTTGATCCATTTTTAGTTTCTTTAACTGTAGATCAACCATTTTTAGCTTCTTGTTTAACTTGGCTGTCTTGGCTGTAATAGCATGCCCTAACATAGTTCCAGCTACATTAAATATTTCACTTGCATACCTGCTGTCTACCTGCATGCCCAAATCCATTAGATTATCATAGCTTTCTTTAGCCATGTTAGCCAGCTCATCTAGCTCTGAGTCGCCTGTTGCGAGATCGCGGACAGTAGGCAGAGCCGCATCAATTTTATCAATTGTAGCGTCAATTTCTGCTAGCTGAGTGCGTGTTGGTTCTGGTTTAGATTCGGAGGTGGAATCTTCAGAAGGTGGAAAATCAAATAGTTCTTCTAATTTGCGGGTCATACCATATTTACCGCCAAACAATTAGGTTACTATTTCTTACCACCTTGGTGGTAAATCATATCTTCGTTGATAACTCTAAATGTAAGTCCGTTGCGCTTGGCCCATTTAGTAGCGGCATCCCATTTGGCATAGTTCACAGCTACTATAGCACGTTCTTTGGCCGAAGCTTTGCTTTCTATTAGGCTTTGCTTTTTAGGTTTGATTTCAATTAATTCAGCAATAGTAGTATTATTACGTCCTCGATATGTTACTAAAAAATCTGGAATATATATGCTCTGTTTGCCAGTTAATGGATTACGATAAGGTATACTAATGCTTTCGCTAGCCCACTGTAGGACATTATCGTTACTATCCAGGAACATCATAAAAGTAAGTTCCCAACCACTGCGATAACGCGGCGTGCCTTTGCCCACATACTTGGCAGTGTTTTTTACTGAGTAAGCGCCTTGACGGAAGTTAGCCATGATTAGGCCCTTATGTTTCTAGCGGCGTAGTAGTTTGGTTGTGTTGGTGCAAGAACACCCAACAATGTAGAAGTGCTACGCACACCGTTGAGATAGTAAGCCATGAGTATGGTTACTTGTGGTTCGGATGAACCGTTTTGTTGAAATGTTTGTAGTAGTGTTAAAGCATCAGTGTTAGTTTGATCAGCTACTCTAAATAGTGCGCTGGTAAAATTTTGTGCCGCGGCTACAGTTTTAAAAACGCTTTTAAAATAACTTAAAACAGCATCGTATTCTACCGACGGAATATTTGCCGCGTAGTTGTAAAATTGATCGTAGATTCTTACTGTTTGGTCAATTGAATAATTGGTTTCGTTAACTGTAGTCATGGTATATTAAGGATTAGTAGTAGTTGGTGGTGTTGGGAAGAATACGCCACCGCTGTTATATGTCAACGGTTGACTAGGAATGCCAGCTACAGTATTAATGCCTTGACTTACGGTTGCTGAACGTAGTGCTCCTGGCAATACTCCGCGAATAACATTTTGTGCTGCTTGTTGAAGATCTGCATTAACCACGCTCTTCAAATTGACATTTTTAAATGTATTGTAAGCTGTCATAGCTGTTTGTGTTGCACCAATAAGTCCGCCAACTCCACCACTTTCTAAGTCTGCCACAATACCAATACCAGCATCTAACAAACCGCCTTGGCCTAGAACGGTTTGTGTTGAGCCTGGACGAGCTAGTGCGCTTGGAACTGTGTCGTAGTATGCAGGATCTGCAAAACCTTGAACGTTAGTGTCCGGGCGAACTCCACCAATGGCACCACTATAGTATTTGACTGTTTCATACTTAATAGTCATTCTGTGTGTCATTATGCCGTTGCCAGCACTGTAGTCATAGGTGTCGTGGGCCCAATCAGTGATCATTGGGTTGATCAAAATATATTCAGCAAACTTATGTTGATTTAATCCGTAGATACGAATGTCTTTAAAGAATGGTGGCTTGCCAGACGGTGTGCCGTCAATGTTAGTGTAGCCATCATTGTATGCCTCACCAATGTAACCCCAATCGTTAACTGGAAGATTTGGACTGTAAATATCTCTTGTGTTGTAACTGAATCCAGCTGGTGTGCCAATAACCGCAGCCATTTGACCATTGGTGTTGGTTACATTGTCGTATTTTTGACTAGGATCTTTATAATAATATTTGAAATAGTTATACCACATATTACGAATCAAATCGCTGCCATCATCATGAAATTCAAATTGAACTGGATTATATTCAATTTTAGTTTGTGCTAGACGTTTACGATTATATTGGTTGAGTGTTTCGACACTCATTGTATATGTAGGCAACTGTGCTGTCTTGACCATTAGGCCAATTGTTGCTTGATCTTGACCAGGAAAGGCACTACGTAAAGCAGGAACGTTCTGTGTGTTTATTGTGAAGTAGACGTGGAATAAGAACTTCTGGCGAGGAGCATTTTCATACCCATTCTGCAGAAACGTCTTGGCAGCATGGCTATAATCTTTCAGCCCATCAAACCCAACGAATCCTTTAAGGAAGTCCTGACCCCAGGCCATAATTAATTAGAGGCCAGCGCCTGTTGCTACGTCGCCTACTGTGCGTCCAATTGTTGTGCCAACACCTTCACCAGCAACTTGGTTAGCGTTATCATAAGTGATAGTCATACTAATTGTAGCTGCTTCGCTGGTGCCATAGTTCATGTCGTTGTAGTTAACTGACTTAAGGTAGCAACCATAAAGTTCCCATGTTTCAAGTGCTACTGGAACAGAAGTTCCGTTACCACCGTCAAGAACTTCAAACACAGTCAAGAACTTGTAGTCAATACCAGAAGCGGCACTAGCCATTTCCATAAAGTCTAATTGTTTCTGCAACTGCTCACCAACCAACTTAGATACCGCACCACTTGCATCATCACGAATGTTACAAGTTGTATCAGTCCAGGTATATTTTCCNGCTAATTTGATTGTGCTGTTGTAGATAGGAACTGCAATTTCTGCAAACTCAACGCTAGGTCTGGCAAAATCAACTACTTGTTTAGTCAACTCAGTTGTTGGTTGACTTACACCAAAATTTTGAAAAGTAACGCGGAAGCGATACTTTAATTTTGGCATCAACAAGCCTTGGCTTGGACTACTCTGGTCACTGGCCAAAGGAACTGTCATTCTACTTAATGATGAAACTGCCATGGTATTATCTCCTATATACTTTATTTATGGTATTATTTGCCATGGTATTAACTAGCCGTGGCCACTGTGCTAATGCTACTAGCAATTGCTCCAGTGTTCTCAATTCGCAATGGAATGTAGATAAATTCAACCGCTTTAACTGGCTCAATTGCAATGTCTACATACAATTCGTTGGCATCAATTGTAGCTGGACTGTTATTACTTAGGTCGCAAACTACTAGGTAGTCATAGATACCACGTTTTGCTACTAGATCAAGCATCAAACTAGTAACAGTATTTGCAATCGAATTACGTGTAATCTGATCGTTTGGTTCAAACAAATACTGATTACCAATTTCTTGTAAACGTCCACGGATAAATGCTACCAAACGTGCTACGTTGATACGATCCATTGCTGTTGAATCAGTAGTAGTTGTCTTGTTACCAAAGTTAGTAATACCAATTCCAGGAATAAAGGTAATTGGATTAATATTCAATTGATACAATACGTCACGTAATGTTTGACTTACACCAATAGTTGTAAATTCGCCAGTTTGATCATTTACATAACCAATGAGTGCCGCATTGTCAATTACACCACGCAATGTTCCGGCAGGTGCTAACCATGGATATGCAATTTCGTCTGAACGAATAATTGTGCGAATCATCATGTGGCTTGGTGGCTGAACTACTGGGCTACCAGATAAATCTGTAGTCTGGCAACTTGGGTAGAATACACCAAGGTATGGGTCAAATGTTGTTTCGCCATCGCCTGTTGGTAAACCAAGACCGCCATTGTTGTTAGCCCATGTTGTAATAGAATCATTATCTGGTCCTAAACGCAATGGTGTATCGCCGATTACGAATGCTGTATTCTTGCGATCATTATTAAGTTCGACCATGTTAGACATCAACTCTGGATACTGTGGGCAAGCAATCAAATTAAACTGACGTTGTTCTTCACGTGCCTGAACACTGGTATCAATGCCACTCTTAAGAGCCGAAACAATGATAACACGTTGAGCTTGACGACCCATATATGGACTACCATCATTTTTGTTACCGCTGGCTGTGACCCAGGTGTTGATTCCACCATTAGCGGCATCTAGAGCTGACCAATATGTAGTATTACTTGGTGCATTTCCGGTTGTGCTTTGTTTTGCCACATAGATTGTGCCATTGTAGTTAACAAAATCATTATACATGTATGATGTGCTACTACTGTAAATTGGAACATAGAAACTATTTGTATTAAAGTAGTCAGCTTCAAATGATTTAACATTGAATCCACTGCGACGTGTGTTCCATAACAATGTTCCTTGTGGATACAGTGTTGGATCTGGAGCATCAATATCCAAATAGTTACTGGTTAACAAGCTAGTAATTGTTGGAATTGGATCAGTTACAGGATTTGCCAACCCGTTTGGAGACCAACGTGCATCAGCAAACAAGATACCATTTTCTGTGGTTTGATCTGTGTTATTAATTCTTACCCATTGGTCAGATCCTTCAACATTACTCCAACGATTGATCACTGGATAGTTTTCCAAATCGCTTGTATCAATCCATAAGTCGCCGTAGACCAACGGACTAGCGGCTGTGTTATTTTGTGTTGTAGGTGCTGTAGTGCTGAATATTGGGCCACTAGCATTAGTTTGTGATAGGTCGTCACCGCGAACATCGTTAGTAACGTTCTGATAACCATACCACATACCATTATTTTGAATCATAATATCAGCTTGTGTTGTAGCTGAATAATACCAGTAAGTTCCGTTATCAGGATCTTGATCAGGTCCTGTAGAACTAGCTGTGTAAGTGAATGTTGGTGTTCCGGCCCAGTAACTAAGGATTAAAGAACCACTGGCGCCAGTGCGGCAGAACGGTGTTGCTGAGGTAAATCCTGCTGTAGTCAATGGAGTTCCAGCAGTATTCGTTAATACAATATCACCACCTGCGCTGTGTGTAAACACAATTGCGCCAGAGCTATTAACAGTTGCAGTTACATAAGACGCAAATGTAGATGAACCAACCGCGGCACTAACTGCTGTTAAGAAATCTGCTACTGTTGTTCCGCCTAGTGTTGCTGTTACTGCGGCACCCAAGGCAGCTTGCCCAGGAATAGTTGCGGCAATAGTAAATGTATTTCCACTTGTAAATGCACCAGGTGCATTAGTATTGCCCGTTACAATTGTAGCACCAATGCTGTATCTTTCAAAAATTTCAAGACCTAAAGTAACTGGAGAGTTATATTCAGGATTGGTCAAAGCAACTGTTGTGCCAGCTGGAATATTTTTTCCGCCACCACTTGGATCTAGTGTATAGATTGCTGTGCCATCATCTGGATAGATAGCGCAATTTTGTTGAACGTATGTGCCTAACAATGTGCTGTATTTCTTAACTGCTAAATTAGCGCCAAGATTTACATTGTTAGTGCGTTGCCATAAAGAACCAGTTGGTTCTGGTTGTGTGTCTGTGCTTCTCCAGCGTGGTGCTGAATAGTTAGGAGCAGCCAAGAATGCAGGAACATAATAAGTTCCAGCTGTAATACCCAAGGCAGCCAATGGTGTGCCTGTTCCTGCGGCAATAACAACTTCACCTGCACTAGAATATGCTGTGCTATCTGCATAAATTTGCAGTTTGCCATCAACGTTAGCAGCATAAACACCAGTGATAGCCGCAGAGTTAATAGCATTACTGATTGCTGTTACTGTTTCACCACTGCTAACTGTAATTGTAGAACCGTTGATTGTAAATGTTCCTGCGTCACCAGAAGGAATTGTTGAAGGAGCTAATGTAGCCTGCACGGTTGGCCAAGCTGTCATCCAATCATCACTGCCAACTTCAACCCAGGTATTGTAAAGATTAGCCAAACTAGTAGCACTTGTTTGATCTGCTGTAGGGCCACCACGTTTAAAGTAACCAGGGTTATTAACGTTAGTTGCTGTAATAGCATAATCACCAATTGAGCCAACGCTTTGTGCTGGGTTGGTATAGCCAGGTTCTAATTGTGTAGTATCTGTAATAACCAACGGAATCACGTTAGTGAATGCGCTGGTAGTAATATTCCACTGATACAGTCCCCATAGACTGTTAGCAGTATCTAACCAGTAAGTTCCATCTGGTGGTGTGCCAACAGGACGAACTAAACTAGCTGTTAAGGCGGCCAAGTCAACGTCAACACGTTGAATATAAGCACGGTTAGTAATACCAAGGGCACTATAAGCAGCCAACAAACCATATTCGTTTAGTTCGTAGCCGTTAATTGGTGTGCCCGCTGTAGTCTTATAAAAGAACGGAACACCGTAAGTAGCCGACAAGTCACGCTGGCTGGTAATTAAATATACCTTGTTTGCATTGGCTTTTAGTGTGCCAGCCGCAACGCCTGTGCCTGTTCCAGAAACTTTGTTCTGCGCAGTAGCAAGTAAAATATACGGAACAGAGTTAACTGCAGCCGGAATATATTGACTTTGGTCAACAACTGTAACTTCTACGCCTGGTGATAAGAGTGCCATAGTAAATCCTTTTTTCTAGTTGTTAATATTTATAATAAAAGGCAAAAAGAATGGCATTGTTAAGGCCTTTGGCAAAGGTTTTCATGGTAAATATTCCATGATTAGACCCATTTGTCAGAGTTGTAAACAAAGGCCAGCCGCCGTTAACTACTATCGTGACGATATTCCACACTATAGAACTCGTTGTGGTTATTGCATTGCCAAGAATCGCGGAATTAAAGTTCCAGAACCTAGATGGAAAACAGCAGGATATAAGAAAAAACCCGCATGCGATCGTTGCGGGTTTAGATCAAGATATGCTAGCCAATTGTTGGTGTATCATGTAGATGGGAACCAACACAATACTGGCCTACGAAATTTAAGAACTATATGTTTAAATTGTGTAGAAGAAATTAAGCGACTGGATCGCCCTTGGGTTCCTGGAGATTTAGAACCAGATCTTTAACCTGGCTGTATAGATTATCTAATCCGTCTGCGTTATTGTCAATAACAGCATCAAACTCGGTGCCAATCCATCCGGTTTCGCTGGCATGAATTTTGTAGGTTTCTAAACGTGCTTTGCTTAATGCCCATTCAGTATTACGAGTAGGACCGCGATTTACTTTTTCAGCCAGCTCATACCACTCGGGTTCTGGGCCGCGAACTACGCGGATGACTTTGCCGCCAGCATTACGGATAGCACGAATTTCATTAGGAAAACGGCAGTCTGAAATTACTACATCGTCGGTAGTTTTACGGAGTTTATTTTCTAGGCTAGCAATCCAAATATCATCATGAAAACTGCGGCGAGCAACTTCGGTGCCCCAGACTTGTAATACATACCTAGGAGTTAAATTAGGCATGTTTAAGCGTTCTGCCCACCATGGATCTACTTGTTCGCGCCACTCGCGGCTTTCGCGAGTGCGGCCTTCAATCAGTTCACGATCCCATCCAAAGATATGCGCAACCGCATCTTTAAGAGTATGTGCAAAGGATTCTCGACGAAATTGGTGTATGTTTTGTAGGTAGTCTGCAATAGTATCTTTGCCCGATCCGATTAATCCACAAATACCAATAATCATCTAATTTCCTTTACGTTTAAGTGTTTAAGTGTAGCTTGAAGCATGTCTATTTGTCTACGACAATCTTCAAGAGCATGGTGACTAGTAGCTGGTTTAGGTAGCTCGGGCCACAAACTATATACCGTGCGAGCATCACGGACATTGTAAAACTGCCAAGGTAAGCTCTTGCCGTAGCTCTTGTAGGCATGTTCAAGAATGTTCATATCATAGGTTGGACCATTTGCCCAAATGAATTTGTGTTGCCAAGCAAGTTTGTATAGACTATCTAACGCAGTTTCTAAATCAACTCGGCCTTCTTCCATAAAGGCTTCTGCTTGTGCTTCAGGCTGAGTGGCCCACCAGTCTATAGTATCTTGTTGTATAGTTCGATTTTCTTGACTTTCAAGAGTGATGCGGGCATAGTATTGACGATCATAATAGCCCTTTCCAAATGGATCAAAACTTTGGGCGGCAATGGTTAGTATGGTCGCATCTGGACCAGTTCCTAAACCTTCGATGTCAATCATTAATGAGCTCATGCTAAGAGTATAGCACGAGTTTAGATTAAAGTCTAATTATTATTAACCAATAACCCAGGAAAGCGGTTGGCTACCGTCGACATAATTCTTAAGATCGGTAATTAAATTATCCATTGCAGTTTGAGCTTCGGACTTCATTGCGGTTCCATTTAGAGTGCTACCACCTTGTGGGCCGGCAATTTGAGCAAACTTTTCACGTGCTTCACCGATGATCATCTTACAATTGGCTACCATGTAGTCGCGAATCCATTGTTGAATTTGGAAGTCACTTAACAAATTAAACTCTGGTTTTAAATTGTAAGTCCACATTAACACGCTTTCACCAGTGCCTTTTGGATCACGGATTAGTTGTAATTTTTTAGTTACTGGATTATAAGTATAGTTCATGTAGGCGCCAAACATACGTCCGGCCATTTCTACATATTGGCTATAGAAATCGTAGGTAGCAAGTCCGCCAGCTACGTTAAAGTTCATCAAGTAAACGTTCATACTTGCTTGACTAAATGGATCAAAGTTACTAGCAAATGGGCCTGTTGAATCACCAAATGTTCTACGGAAAATTTGCCGCACACTTATAACTTCTTGCGGCATGTCATAGATATTAACATTGGTTACTAGCTCTAAAAAGCTGTAGCTTTCCTCGTAAGCGTTCTGAGCACGTTGGCGATATACTCCAATGGTGCGTTGATAGGCTGCTTCATAGTGTTCAGCATCAAGCTCAAGATCAACAATTTGGGAACCCAGTTGTAGTTGAACATATTCAAAAAGATTTTGTTTTAATGTATCTAAGCTAGCTTGATTTTCTACGGCCATAAAGGAACTCCTGTTCCTTGTATTTAGTAGTTTACCAAGCCCAGAGGATAATCAAATTATCGTTACCGCGTCCGTTCCACTTAGTTTCTGTAGCTTTAATTGCTCCAAACGCTTTACGAGCCGCTGGTTTTCCGCCACTGATTACCGACTTAATCTGTTCAGCTGGCTTGCGTAGTGTTTTTTGCACAGTTTGTTGAACATCAAACGCTACTACTGCTGAACCTTTAACTGTAAATGTTCCGATATGTGCATCAGCCATGACGTGAATTAGTTTACGTTTAGCTGTATCGTAGAGCCATGCTTCGCTGGCACCTACTAATTTAGTAACTGGTTCTGATTTAAGATTGAGCTCAGTAAACTCTCGAAGAAACTTAAATCGACGGGTAAGTTTTTCTGGACTTACTGCTTTCTTAGCACGTGGTTTACGTTCAACCTTCTTGAGTTGAACATAACTGTTACAGTCGTTGACCACGGTTTCGCAGAATTTTACACATTGTTTTAATTGATTTTTATTAAGGTGGCTGTAGCCTTCGACTAGATCTGGATCCACACCTTCGAGCACTTCCGTAAATTCTGCTAGTCGCAATTCCCACACACGACTTACAGTTGAAATCATGTTAGGACTAATATTCATACCACGCATGAGTTTGATTGGGCTGAAGTCTGCTGACATTTTTGCTCCGGCTACAACGAAGTCATCAAACATACCTTCTAGTTCGCCACAGCATTCGCTGATTTTTTCTCGGAGATGGTCTTGAATAGTAAGTTTAGCCACGGCAGTATCTGCATCAACTTCGGACTGTTCCTTTTTCTTTTCTTGTTTAACTTTGAGCATGGCTGAAATTTGCTCGTCGATAATACTTTGTTCGTGTTCATTGAGCATGAGACCAAGCAAGGTCATTCTGCATACCCAAGCCGGGGTCACACGAATCTGACTGTCAGGAATGCCACGCATGGTCCTGGCGTCAACTTTTCTTCCATTGTGCTCTAAATAATGACATAACATCTCCTTGGCATCTTTTTTGCCGTAGTGATAATTATACCATTGAAACGCATTAGCCAGTCGGCTGACACGATTAGTATCATCTGGTTGGAATTTCCATTCAGGTTCAAAACCTACATATTTGGTTTCAGCACCCTTGGGGTTGAGTCGTTTGATTTCAGTTGTTTTAGCCATAGTCGTATTGTATAGGAAAGTTTCTGTAAGGTCAACCGAGCAGGCTTGCAAAGGTTATATGTTGTTCTAAATTAGTTAGTAAACTATCTACTGTTTTCACAAGTTCTCGGTAGCGGATAGATTCTCGGTGCATTCTGCGACATTCTACACTTTCCATATCAGCGGCCACAATAGCTTGATCCACGGTTCGAACCATTTTTAATAGATCGCGGCGGGCCACTTTGTTTTTGACCTGTGTTATGTGCTTTTCAGCACGATCTAAGCGGTGAAATAGTTCGTCCATGAGTTTAAGTATAATATAATTTGATTTAGCAGTCAAGCTCAACATAATTTAATAAATATAACTATGATTACTCCATCTGGCTTCTATGTTTATGCATATTTAAGAAAAACAACCGGATTTCCTTATTATATTGGTAAGGGAAAAGATCAACGGGCATGGCATAAACATTATGGCATTTCTGTTCCAAAAGACCAAACTAAAATTGTAATTCTGGAACAAAACTTAACAGAAATAGGAGCATTGGCTATTGAACGCAGAATGATTAGCTGGTATGGACGCAAAGACATAGGAACTGGTATTTTATTAAACCGCACAGATGGTGGCGACGGAATATGTGGGGCAAAATTCAATTGGAGTGAGGAGGCCAGGTCAAAAAGACAAGGTGCTGGTAATCCTGCATTTGGAACTAAACGATCACAATCAGCTAAACAAAAAACAAAACAAACTCGAGAAAAATTAAATTATATTCCAACAATTGATACAAAATTTAAACAGTCAGCAATGGCTACCATTCGGTGGAGTTCCTCCGAAGAAAGAAGTAAGCAAAGCAAACGATTAATTGGAAGGACTGGGTCTATGCAAGGAAAAACTCATAGCACAGCAACCAAAGAAAAAATTAGTAACACAAATAAACAACGATGGACTCCAGAAGAACGAGAAAAGTTTGGAAAAATGAAAAAAGAAACAATGTTTATATTTACATGTGAGCACTGTAATCGAATTGGCAAAGGTAAATCTAATTACAAAAGATGGCACGGTGATAATTGCAAGTTAGCTACAGGGGAACAAATTGCCTAGACTTTCACTCTACCGCCCAAACAGAACCGCAGATTATCAATTCTTTGATAAAACTATTAAAGAAATGTTTACAGTCGGTGGATTGGACATTTACATTCACAAATATCTTGGTCCTATTGTTGACCCAGAACAAGCCAACAATCCAGGCGATGCTACCTTACCCGTATATGATTCAACTAATCCTTTGTATATTGAGGATTTGTTATTACTAGAAAACCGTGATCGTGCTTATGATCCTGACGTGTATGTTATGCGTGGTGTATATCGCACACAAGATATTGATTTTGATTTAACTCAATTTGGTTTATTTTTAAACAATGATACATTGTTTATTACATTCCATTACAATAACATGATCGATACTTTTGGTCGTAAGTTAATGAGTGGTGATGTTATTGAGGTTCCAAACTTAAAAGATTATCATCCATTGGATCGTAGTATTCCAATGGCCCTACCTAGATACTATGTAATTCAAGACGGCAACTATGCTTCAGAAGGATTCAGTCAAACATGGTTGCCACACTTATGGCGTGTTAAGGCAACGCCAATGGTTAACGCTCAAGAGTTTAGCCAAATTATTAATCAGCCGTTTATGCCAGAAAATATCTGGGACAATGGCAATTACTATCCTAACGGAGAAGTTGTTAATGATGGCGGCGCATACTATACCGCCAATGGCAACGTTCCTCCTGGGACACCAATTGATGCGGTAAATCCTAGCACAGGACAACCATACTGGACGCCAACCACACCTACTACAGTGGGTGATAAGATGAGCACCCGTAATACTGATTTGGCACTCAATGACGCCTTGTTAGTTCAAGCACAAGCAGATGTTCCACTAAGTGGTTACGACGTTACAAAATTTTATGTATTACCTACCAACTTAGGAGAACCAGCTGGAGCAGGACTTACTGCTGATAATACATATCCTCATGTAGACAGCACCGAAGGTGGTGAAGGCAATAGTCCAACAAGTTTTGGCTACACCATGGGTTACTTAACCGGCGATCAATATGCGCCCAACGGTTTACCAGTAACGCCCGGTGTTCAGTTTCCTCCGTATCCTGCGGCAGGCGATTATGCGCTACGTTTAGATTATTTCCCTAATCGTTTATTTAGATACAGTGGAAAATCTTGGGTCGCAGTCAGCGATAACGTTAGAACTGATTTGGATTTAGCAAGTGGAGCATTATCCCAACGTGCTAGCTTTGTTAATAATACTTACACAGTGCCTACTACTGACATGGGTAATATACCAAGTCGGCAGAGTCTCAGCCAGATACTTAAACCACAGGCCGACAACGGCGATCAAGGTGGAAACATCACTCCACCAAACCCAAGACCACCAGGACGATAATGTATATCTATACAATTAAAAATCTCGTTAATGGTAAAATGTATGTAGGACAGACTATTCAGGCCAATGCTAAGATGCGGTGGTATGCTCACTGTGACATGGTCCGTAAAGGTAAAAAGAGTCATCTATATGATAGTATGCGTAAGCACGGTATTAAAAACTTTGTATGGGAAATTGTTGATCAAACAACCACAATAGAAAAATTAAACGAATTAGAAACTGTGTGGGCTAATAAATTACGTGCTCAAGGAATTACATTGTATAATAATAGAGAAACTGGTAGTAATAAAACACATAGTGCAGAAAGCATTGAAAAAATGAAACGAGTCCATAAATTAAGACACGCTAATAATGTTATTGGCGGATGGAAAAGACGAGATGGTGGGCCAATGAAGGGCAAGATGCACAATGAAAATACCAAAATATTAATGAGCCAATCTGCTTATACAAGAGAAGCTCGTAAAAGAGGAGAACTATAATGGCTTCGTTCTTTTATGATGAACAAATTCGTCGATTCTTATTGCAGTTTGCAAGAATATTCAGTAACTTCCAAGTAGAATATGGTATTAACCAGAGTGGTAAAAACGATACGTTGGTTCGTGTTCCAGTTCGTTATGGCGATGCTAGTCGTCAAGCACAGACAATCATACAGCAGAACTCTGCCAACGATATGCCTAGCACTCCGTTAATGACATTTTACATTACTAGTCTTGATTACGACCGTCCTAGAATACAGGATCCTACTTTTGTAAGTAACATTCAGGTTCGTCAAAGAACCTATGATGAGTCTACAGATAGTTACGAAACGACCCAAGGCAATGCATTTACCATTGAACGATTAATGCCAGTTCCATACAAGCTGACTATTGCGTTAGATATTTGGACATCAAATACCAATCAAAAAATGCAAATTCTAGAACAAATTTTAGTCCTGTTCAATCCTAGTTTAGAAATTCAAAGCACCGATAACTTTATCGACTGGACTAGTTTAACTGTTTGTAATCTTGAAAGTGTTAAATGGAGTAACCGCACTATTCCTGTTGGACCAGATAATCCAATTGATATCGCTACACTTACTTTTAGTGTGCCAATTTGGATATCGAGCCCTGCCAAGGTTAAGAAGTTAGGTGTGGTTGAACGTATTGTTATGAGTGTATTTGATTCTAACGGCGATGCTAGTAATGCTATACTTGACAACGATTTACTATTAGGAACACGTCAGGCAATTACTCCATATGGATATCAGGTATTGTTAATTGGTGGCTATCCAGCGGTCGGACGATTACAAGTGTTGCGTGAACAGCAGGTTGTAGATCAATCTAATGCTAGTTTGACTCCTCCTGATAGCCCGGATAGTAATTTATTATGGCACAATGTAATTGGTATGTATGGCACACTACGCGATGGTATTAGTTATATTAAATTAGAGCAAGAAGATGGGTCTGAAGTAATTGGTCAAGTTAGTTATGACCCAACCGATGATCGATTCTTATTGTTTACGGTAGACACTGGATCAATTCCTGGCAATACATTAGATCCAGTATTGGCTGTTATTGATCCACTACGCAGTGGCCCCGGAGCTGGATTGGCTGCACCTTCTGCAGGACAAAGATATTTGTTTACTGAAGATACCGGAACCTTTAACGAAGGTTATGCAGAAGCATGGGCAGGGGTTGACGGTCAACCATTAGTAGCACACGCCAATGACATCGTTGAGTATGATGGGCAACGGTGGCGCATTTC